ATTTGAATTAAATACTGCAACTTCGTCTAATTTAGATCTAAATAAATCTAACGCTTTTCTGTATTCTTCATTTTTAGTACGCAACATCTCAACTTCTTCTTTGATTTGTTTTGGTGCTGCCATTAAACCGCGTTTAACTTTTCTGTCAATTGACTTTACAAATCTTGACGCTTCTTTCGCTTCAACTTTTTTTGGTTTAACTTTAAATTCACCATCAAGGTTTTCACCATCTTTATATGTGAATTTTGCTTTACCAGTACCGTCAGCCTTTTCCTTTTTACCGCCGAAAGCCTCTTTTCTTTTTTCGTTAAAACCACCTTGCGTGTTTGATTTGAAGTCAACTTTTTTAACTTTACCGACAAGACCTTTAGGTTTGAAGTTTTTAGTTTCTAACATAAATTCATCTTCGTCGTCTAATTCAAATTCCATATCGTCTTCTTCATCTAACTCCATTTCTTCGTCGTCTAATCCAAATTCCATATCGTCTTCTTCATCCAACTCCATTTCTTCATCATCCATTTCAATTTCATAAATAGTTTCAAAATCCATTTCATCCTCTTCCTCATCTTCGTCGTTAAGTTTTGAAAAATCAAAATCCATTTCTTCTTCATCTTCGTCGTTAAATTTTGAAAAATCAAAATCCTTGTCCCAATTTTTATCGGCACCACTCAAGAAGTCTTCATCTTCCATTTCAGAAAGTTCATCATTATTGAACATTTCTTCTAATTCGTCATATTCTAACATATCTGTTACTTCTTCTTCTTCGTTTATTTTAATCATGTATTCATTGTCACCATCATTTAGTGATATTATATTATCGTTTTTTGTAACAACAATACCATCACTATCACTCATAGCTTTAAATACTTTTAGAACTTCTGCGTCCGATGCACCAGTCATATCGATTGTTTCATCATCCATAGAAAATTCATCAACACCACCAGTCTCATCATCAAAATCAATCATTTCAACATCATCCATTTCTTCACCATCCATGTCAATTTCTTCCATGTCTTCGTCATCCATTTCAGTGTCATCAATCACTGTTTCTTCATCATCAACATCAAGTGTTTCTGGTTCTTCAATCTCGTCTTGTTCTTTAAGAGATTCTTTTACTAATGAACTGATTTCTTCCCTCATCGTTGAAGCAAGTATTCCTTCTGCGTTTTTATTGATTGCTTCTTCCACATTTTTAATTTGGATTAAAGCATCTTCTACTGTCGATTTTCTATTCATTTATCGTTTTATATTTGTTTATAAATATGTTATGTTTTGAAAAAAATCGTTTTTACACATAAAAAAAGGAGAATATTATAAAATACTCTCCTTTTTTATTAAATAATTTATTTTTTTACAAAAAAAAAGACGAGAATTAACCCGTCTTTTTAAAAATTGTTTTATTGATTGTTATTCAATAACCTCATCAATTTTACTTTCTGTTATCGCAGTAATTCGCCAATCAAATGAATACGTCTCATAGATTTTTGTTATTTTAGCTTCAACATCGGTTGGTGAATAGGCCAAGACCAATTTTTCTTCTTTAATTTTCTTTACTTTACCGGATTCGTTATCAACAGAATCAGACGCGATTTTCGCCACAAAATATTTTTCTCCTTGTTCCATAATTAATTATTTTTTTATAATAATAAATTAATTATTTTTATTTATCAAGGAATGAGGTCAATCTGTTCATTAAATTTTTTGTTTTATCTAAACTATTTGATTCCATTCCAGATAAACGAACATCTCTCATTTTATTTTCTTCATCTAAACTTTCATCAAATTTATGACGATCGTCTTTATTTAAGAATAAATAAGCACCTGGTGTTGACGGTGACGACACTAAGTCAAAACAGATTAACTCAAAATCATCTTGAACTTCATTTTGTTCACCAACTTTTTTTAAGGATCCTACACCACGAGATGAAATACCTAATGTAACACCTTGTCTTAAATAATTTGCTGCCATATCACCTTTTGTTGAAACAATTCCTCTCTCGTGAAAACCAGGACTTGTTAATAACTTTAATTTTCCAATTAATACTGGTCCGTCCCACCAAATATCGGTAATCATATGTGAAACTCTATCAAGATCAATTAATGATGATTCGGGGTGATTTAGTTCTGATAACGCAATACCTTTCTCAATTAATTTTTTATAATTATCGGCTTCACGTTTCAATAATTTTTCGGGATAAACACGACCATTTCTATTGGGTGTGTTATATTTCTGTAGTACAGCGTAAAACTCAAAAGGTTTTGAGTGATCCAAAGTGTTTGTAGATTCCATTATAAATCTATTGTTTTCACTTTTTGGATTTATATAACCGGCATCGTACTCTACAAGAATTCCCTTTCCTATTTCATTTGGTCCTAATATCTTCATTTTAAATTTTTTATATAAATATCAAGATATTTCGGTTTTTACTTTTGTTGGTTTAATATTTCCGTTTTTGGTTAAGTAACATTTGAAATGTTCATTATCTGTTAATACATCAGCGTAAATATCTTTAACGAATTTTTTTATTATTTTTTTTAATTTTGGTGATTTAAAATCAATAGGTTCATTGACGAATAATGTTGTTTCTAAATTTAAAAAGGATTTCTTTTTTAACTGGATTCCACTCATTCTTAAATCTAGATCTACAATAAATTTTTCGTCAAATATTGTTTTGTCTATGTTATTATATACTGAATGTTTAAATGACCGATTCATATTTAACACAATACGATTCCAGTTTTCGGCGTCTAGTTTGGGTTCAACCCAAGTTTGTAAATTGATGTAAATTGTTTTTAACTCTTTGGAGTCAACAGTACCGAATTGTACCTTACAACTCCTAAAACCCGTTAATTTTACGTTTTTACCTTTTTTCATAAATGTTCTTCATACTAAATGTTTATTTTTAGTAATGTTACATAAATTTTGACTATTTTTCAAATGAAATAAGATAAAACACCAAGAAAAATGTAATGAGTTACAACACTTAAATCATTTGTGGTTTTCCTGATGAGTCTAAGGCTTTGTAATAATTTACGTCTGTTATGTTGTAAATCTCATCCAGCCATATCTTTATAAGTCCTTGTATTCCTTCAAAAGTAAAATCAAACTCATCTTGTAGAACCGACCAAATTTCATTATAATTGGTGTAAACATTGTCATTTTTTCTATCGTAAACCATAAAATTATGACCCTTTTTATAACGATATAACATAAAGGAAGGTCGTTCCTCGCTCTGAACTGATTCCAGATCGTTAAATAAATTTAAGAAGTCCATCGGTTCTTTGATGTCAAAGATTTCAAACGTTTTATCCAAAGATCCAACAATCTTTGTTACAGATTCAAAACCAACCTTTTTTATTAAACCCAATAACTTCTCTTTTAAAGAAACGTTTTCTTTAATTAGTTTGTATTGACTTTCGGTGATGATAATTTTCATATTGATAAATATTCTAATTTTTTTAAATTGTAGACCTCATCCAACTATAATTCCGCAATTAATAAATGTGCTTCCGGTGTGACTCCCCTTAAATTGTAGACCTCATCCAACGCATCGCGATCTTGGTGGAAAGTGATTCCGGTGTGACTCCCCTTAAATTGTAGACCTCATCCAACCATACCCTTGTAAGTTCCTGAATTTCACCATAGTTAAGACCAAATTTGTCTTCCAAAACTGACCAGATTTCATCATAATTGATATAAACATAACCATTTTTTCTATCGTAAATCATAAAATTATGTCTTTTTTTATAACGATATAACATATAATCACCATATTCCTCACTCTGAACTGATTCCAGATTATTAAATATATTTAAGAAATCCATCGGTTCTTTAATGTCAAAGATTTCAAACGTTTTATCCAAGGACCCAACAATCTTTACAACAGATTCAAATCCAACTTTTTTGATTAAACCCAATAACTTTTCTTTTAAAGAAATGTTTTCTTTAATCAATTTATATTGATTTTCGGTTATTATGATTTTCATAACTTACAAATCTTTATCTAATTCTCGTAGTTTTAGATATGTTATTTTATCAAAATTTTCTGATTGTATTTTTTCTGTCGTCTCAACAATTTTAGTGATGATTTCCGAATCTGTCTCATTAACCTTTAATTCTGTTAATTTTTCAAGAACATTTTCTTTTAAAATCTCGTATTTTAATTGTAACTTATCATCAGTTTCTTTTAGAATATTTTTAACTTTTAATTGATCAGATTCATTTAATGTTTTTAAGTAATCACTAATTGTTTTATTTGCAACATTAACCAAGTCGTTTAATGGTAATTCGTGTGACTCAACTAAATTTTTCGGTGATTGTTGTAATGACTCAATAACACTATGTTTAGATTTAATTTTTTCTTCTAAAAGTGTAATGTTGTTTGAGAATAAATTATCAACGTCTGAATAATGGTTGGTTGTTATAGTTGATTTTAACCACTCGTTTAACTCAACCCAATTTTCTTTTGTTACATTATTTATTGTGTTTTCATATATAACAACACTCTCATTGATATAGTTTTCTGCTAGAGACTTATCTAAACCTTTATTTTGAGATAACTCATCGTATAAATAATATATTTTTTTTAAGTTTTTATTTTTAAGTATTAACTCCTCAAAAACAAAAAGTTGATCTTTAAATTTATTATTTGAATAACTCTCAACAAATAATTTTTCAATTTTACTTTTAATTATACCGAATTTCATTTTAAATAGTTTTAATATAAATATCAACCATTTAGTAATTTATCCAATTCTTTTTCAATTAACCCCAATGAATTACGACCTTTAGATAAATCAATAAAATCATCAGCCTCTAAATCATTACTCTCAACTAATATATCATAATTTGATTTCTCAATACTATCCATCAAAGGTGCTTCACCCCCACTTGGTGGTGGCGGTGGTATATCACCCATTCCTCCTCCCTCTGCTGGTGGCGGTGGTGGCATTCCCCCTTCTGCTGGTGGTGGTGCTGTTGTGGTATCACCACTTGTTGTTTTGTATAATTTGTCAACAATATCAAACATACCAGTATGTGTTATAATTGTCGGTGTATTTGTTAATTCCGCAGCAACAGCTCTCTCTAATCTAATTTGTTGAATTTCTAGTTTAATATCTTCATCAGAGAATCCAAAGATATGTTTTTTAGCCCAGGTTGCTGATGTTGGTTGTAATGTATTTGGTATTTCACTAACTAAATCTTTATATAATAATACTTTTTCTTTCCAAACTGAAACCATTAATAAATCGGCTTGTTTTGAGGGGTTTGTTAATCCTAACGTAAAGTTATTTAACTCATCTTCAAACCCTAATATAAATAAATGGATAATTGCGATTTTATTTAATTCGGCAATCATACTTTTTTGAATTTTATTGATTGTTCGTGCGAACCTAATATCCATTAAAGACAAATTGTCGCCACTACCAACAGGTTCCTCAAAACCTAAAAATGCTTTTGGTATTCTTAGTGCTGTAAGTAATTTCTTTTGTATGTACTCAATATCAGCGATTTCTGATAGGTTTTGAGCGCCAGGTAATGTCTCAATTGGCATTGTTTGTCCTGGATCTCGTACTGGGATAAAATAATCTTGATCAACTGCCATTTGATTGTATCTCATATCCACATTTCCTGTTTTACTATCAACAACTTGGTCTCGTTTAAATTTATTCGCAACACGTTGTACGTATGGTTCAACGTCCTTATCATCCATATTCCCTACAAATACTTTAAACACTCTTCGTTCTGGTGCTCGTGATGTTCTGTAAATTAACATCGCATCTTCTGCTAGAACTAACTGTTTCCAAATACGACGTGCTTTTTCTAACATTGATGTACCATAAGGTAATTTTCTATCATCACCAAGTAGTCTAAAATGTGCCATTTCCCACGTATTAAACTCCATATCTTTGGTTTTCCAGACAAATCTTAACCCTTTACTGTTTACATCGGATGGGGTGGGGGAACTAACAACAGCGTTCATTGTTCTTACCGACATTCCTCTCTCTAATCGTTCAATTTCAATATTAGGTAGTTGTAAACACCCAGTAATCCCTTTTTCTTCGTCTAATTTTAGGTATACG